TTCTTACTGGAACTGCTGGTGGTGATATTAAACTAACTGTTACTGACAGAAAGAATGATACATCAAACGATTTCAGCATTGCAGTTGGTGACAACTCACCTTCAGACTTTACTTACTTCTTTAAGGTTGAAAACTTAAAACTTCTTTCTGGTGACTACAAGGTACAAGTATCACAACAAGGTATTTCGCATTTTGCAAATGTGACTAAGCCTATTGAATACTTTATCGCTCTCGAAGCTGCCTAAACCAGAAGGACTATATTATGAATGATGTGATGCTATGGGTGGAGAAGTACCGCCCAGCGAAAATCAGCGAGTGTATTCTCACTGATGAGTTAAAGAATACCTTTCAGACTTTTGTGAATGATGGACACATTCCTAATTTACTTTTGTCTGGTGGGCCAGGTGTCGGTAAGACTACTGTTGCGAAAGCAATGTTAGAAGAAATCGGTGCCACCTATATGATGATTAACGGTTCTGAAGAATCAGGTATTGATGTACTCAGAAACAAAATCAAGAACTTTGCAAGTACTGTCTCTATGGATGGTAATCGTAAGTTCGTGATTCTTGATGAGGCAGATTATCTAAATCCTCAATCTACACAGCCTGCGTTGCGTGGATTCATTGAGGAGTTTCACAAGAACTGTGGGTTTATTCTAACCTGTAATTTCAAGAACCGTATCATTGAACCACTACACAGTCGGTGTTCTGTTGTGGAGTTTCGTATTCCACCAACAGAAAAACCAACACTTGCTGGACAATTTTTCAAACGAGTACAGGACATTCTCAAATCTGAGGATGTCCAGTTTGAACCAAAGGCTGTTGCTGGTATTGTTGAGAAACACTTCCCAGATTGGAGAAGAGTTCTAAACGAACTGCAAAGGTATTCTGCCTCTGGTATGATTGATAGTGGTATTCTTGTTAATCTATCAGAAACAAACATGAAAGATTTGGGTTCTTATCTAAAAGATAAAGACTTCAAATCTATTCGTAAGTGGGTTGCAAATAATCTAGATAACGACCCCTCTCGTATGTATCGTAAAATCTATGATACATTGTATGAAGAAATCCAACCTCAAACCGTACCTCACCTAGTTCTTGCAACAGCAGACTACTCTTACAAATCAGCCTTTGTTGCAGATCAAGAAATCAATATGCTTGCATATATGGTTGAGATTATGACACAGGTGAGTTGGAAATGAGTTACCAACTAAAGGATTATCTTAACTCAATCAATCTCACAAAGGAAAATCTGATGGAAACAGATGATCCTATGTGGGAGAAGAAGTATTCGCCATTTATCATTAATAAGTGTGTTGCACCATTCAATGACACAATTATGCTTGTAAATGAGATGAATCAACGTCACCACCTTGACTCAAAACTACAATATGACTTTTTACTAAATACTATTAGACCTAAGAAAAGATATGCTCCTTGGGTGAAAGCGGATAAGTTGAAAAACTTAGACTATGTAAAAGAATATTATGGTTATAGTAATGAGAAGGCCAAACAAGCATTATCAATACTAAATGATGACCAGATAACCACTATTAAAAATAGTTTGAATAAAGGTGGAAGAAAATGAACGAAACTGAATGGCATCCAGAAGAGATGCTGGAAATTAAACTTAAAGAACCTGATGACTTTTTGAAGGTTCGTGAGACACTATCTCGTATTGGTGTCGCCTCTCGTAAAGAGAGAAAACTATATCAATCCTGTCACATTCTACATAAACAGGGTAAGTACTACATTGTGCATTTCAAAGAACTCTTTGCACTAGATGGTAAAGATACAAACTTAAATGAAAATGACATATCTCGTAGAAACTCTATTGCCTCTCTATTAGGTGATTGGGGGTTAGTAGAAATTGTTGGGAGTGCAGAACCTAAGGCTCCTCTTTCACAAATCAAAGTGATTGCCTTCAAAGAGAAGGATGAGTGGGTTCTAGAAACAAAATACAACATTGGTAAGAAAAGAGAAGTATAGTTGACACGCTCGTTTACAGATTTTATCACAGAAGAAAAGCAACTAGAAAATTACAAAGTAGTTATTCTTACAGTTGAGGTGGGTGATAAATCTAAGACTGCAATCAAGTTTGAAAAAGAGGCAAAGAAGATGGGTATGGAAGTTCTTTTATCAGACTTCAAAACAACATCCCTGACCTTTAATAATGGTAAGTATACTCTAAACAACAAAGACAAAAGTATGGACATCAGTTCCAAAGATACTGTTGTGTTTGTTAGAGGAACACCAACCAGAGATAGTCATCTAGACTTGATTTCAGAACTAGAAAGAATTGGTATTACTTGTATTAACAACAGAACTACTATCAGTATTTGTGCTGATAAGTATCGTAGTTATGTGAGACTAAAAGATTTCAGATTAGACCAACCCAAAAGTGTTCTTGTTCCTACAGAAGATGATATTGATTCTGCATTAGAAGAGCTTGATACCAAGTTTCCTATCATCCTCAAAACTCTTAGGGGTGCAGGCGGTGTTGGTGTTCTATTTGTTGAATCGAAACGTGCATTAGATTCTCTCGTACAATTAATTTATAAACAAGACCCAGAAACAGATATTCTCATTCAAGAATATATCAAAACAGATGGTGACATTCGTGTTATTATTGTTGGTGATAATATTGTTGGTACAATGAAACGAGAAGTTGTTGAAGGAGATTTTAGAAGTAACTATACACAGGGTGGTGGGGTAAAATCTTACGACTTATCAGAAGAAGAAATTCGTCAATGTCTAATTGCTGCAAAGGCGGTTGATGGTGATTTTGTTGCAGTGGACTTTATTCCATACAAAGGTAAACCATACTTTTTGGAAGTAAACAGTTCGCCTGGCACAGAAGGTATTGAAGAAGCAAACTCTGGTTTGAACATTGCAAAAGAAGTTCTAGAACACTACAGGGATGTAAACAATAGATTTACTTCTCCTATCAGATGTGGTTTTCACGAGATGGTAAACATAAAGCCATTTGGTGAAATCGAAACAAAGTTTGATACAGGGAATAGTGCATACTCAGTATTGCACGCTACTGACTTAAAAACTAGTGGTAGCAACATCACGTTTACTACAGTAGGTGGTAAAACACATACTGCTAAACTAGAAAAAGAATATAAAGCAAGAACAGGGGGTGGAGTTGATGAACGCCCTATTGTTAAGTTAGAAGTCGAATTCATGGGCCATACACACGAACTGATGTTTGGGCTTGATGATAGAAATAAAAGAGGAACAGAAGTTCTTCTAAATAGATTTGCCATGAAAGAAATGAACGTCATGGTAGACCCTCAGAAGAAGTTGATTATTACTACAAAGAAAGGCGAAAAATAATGACACTACTTGACGCAATTAAAAAACACAACGAAGGTATCATTGCACTGCATAAAGCAAACATTGCAGTGTATCTAAAGAATCCGGCTGGTATTGGAGAACACTCTGATATCGCAGAAGCAGTACAATGTGAACTTGATAAGATTGCTGCTGCCCAAGATAGGATTGATGCAATCCATCAACATTTCTCATCAGAAGAACAAATGCCACTTTTCTCTTGACAAATCCCCCTAACGGTGGTATTATTATATAATGAAATTTTACACACACGTTGCCCAATGGGGCAATCAACTACTTGTTCGTGCAGTAGAGAATGGTGTTCGTTCTAACTTCAAGGTTAAGTACGAACCCACTCTCTATGTGCCTGTTCAGAAAGAGACTGGCTGGACTACCCTAGAGGGTAAGAATGTCAGTCCTATGAACTTCCTCTCTATTAAAGAGGCGAAGGAGTTTGTTGAACAGTATCAAAGTCAGCCCCATCTTGTCTATGGTATGACTCAATTCCCCTACACCTACATCGCCGAAAAGTATTCTAAACAGATTCAGTTTGACAGTTCACAAATGCGTATTGTCACGATTGATATTGAGGTAGAGTGTGAGAATGGTTTCCCTAACGCCGACAAGGCTCTAGAACCTATGTTGGCTATCACCATCAAGAACCATGATACAGGACGTATCAAGGTTTGGGGTTTGCACGACTATCACAATGACAGAGAAGATGTTCAATACATCAAGTGTCAGACTGAACGTGAACTTCTGGCTCAGTTCCTTGCATGGTGGGAAAGTGACTATCCAGACGTAATCACTGGTTGGAATACAGAGTTCTTTGATATTCCCTACA